CTTCTCGTGGGCTGGCTTCAACTACGGCGCGAAAATCGGATTCTGGATCAACCCGCAACTCACGCTCCAGGCGACGGCGAAGAAGGCCCCGTTGATCTATTTAACCGACATGACCAACGGCGGCATGAATCAGTTCTACGCCTATTTCACCGGCAGCACGTCCACGGGCTTGAAACTCCAGGTCTACTTCGCCGGTGCGACGGGCGGCGGCGCGCCTATGCCCATCAACTTCCAGCCGTACTACACCTGGAACCTGGGCAACTACCCGATGAACGCCTGGTATTGGGTGTCCTTCCGGGTCGGCTGGGGCGGGGCCGGCGACGGCGGGCGGCAGCACGTTTTGCTCAAAATCTACGACAGCAATCACACCGTTCTTGCCGGGCTGCCCTGGACGGACAGCACCACCAACGGCGACGGCAACAACATTCCGACCTGGACCGGCGACGATACGCCTTACGGCATGAACACGGAAAACGCGATGGCCGTAACGTCGCTGACGCTCGGCTGCCGTATACAGACCGCCAGCGGCATGACGGGCACGATTCTCCAGGACATCCTCGCCGTCTATGACGTGACGATGGCCACGGCCCAGGGCTTGCTCGACGGCGACGGATTCCTTATCCCGCTGGAGTTCAACATGACAATCCCGCTTGGCCCTCCGGCGGGGTCGCGGTCATTGCTTGGAGTCGGAACATGAGCATAACCACCGACATCGCGGACGGGGTAGTGACGCTTCTGACCGGAGCGCCCGATGGTACTTTTGCCCAGCCGTTCAACGCCATGCGGACCTGGCTGCCGGAACAAGAGCTTGCGGACCTCCAGGCCGTCGAGCTTCGCGTGATCCCGCGGACCAGCGACGAATCGCTGGCCGACCGCGCCGCTGTCGAGAACAACCTGGGCATCGACGTGGTTGTGATGTCCAAGCTCACCGCCGTCAGCAATGACACGGTGGACCCGATGATCGCCCTGGTGGAGCAGATCAAGAAGTACCTGCGCTTCCGATCTCCCACCACGAACGTTTCCTGGGCCAGCGCCGCCAGCAATACGATCTGTTCCGTGGAAGCCCTCCGCGAGTTCAGCCAGTTCACCGGCCAGTTTACCCTGACCTACCGCTACCTGGAGGGCCGCGCATGAACGCGATTACTCCAGGAACCGGCGCGGACGCGCGGGCCATCGGCTTTGAGATGAAGAAGTGGTTCTTCGACACCCGCTGGGCGAAGATCGCCGTGGACAGGACCGCCCGCAAGGTTCTGTCCAGGTTCGGCGCGTTCGTCCGCCAGTCGGCGCGGTCCTCAATTCCGTCGTCCAACACGGTCAGCAAGCCGGGCCAGCCGCCGCACAGCCATATCGGAGCGCAGCGCCGTGCCATCAACCGCCACCGCAAGGCCAACAACGTCGCCCCGATCCGTGGCGGGCGGCAGGGCATCAAGGACATCTGGTTCGCGTGGGACCAGGGCCACAAGAGCGTCGTCGTCGGCCCGGTCAAGTACAACATGCTGTCGTTCGGCGTGATACGCGGGGAAGTGCTGCATGGCACTCTCCCCGAAATCCTTGAATACGGCGGCGATATCGGAGTGATGGAGAGCCAGCGCCCCGGCGTCCAGACCTGGAGGCGGATTGATTTTCGGTTCGCCCGGCGTCGCTACTCCGGCCACAAGATTCGCCGCCGCACCGTTCACATCGCCGCCCGGCCCTACATGGTCCCGGCGCTTACCCGCGAGAAACCCAAGCTGCCCGGTATGTGGGCAGACGCAATCACGTAAGGAGCATGAAAATGGCCGAAGCACCCCCAGTTTTATTTGTTCTCGGCATGAACGCCAAGATTTACCAGGGCGCCAGCGGCGGCGCGATTACCACCTTGACCGAGATGTCCAACGTCAAGGACGTGACGGTCTCGATGGAAACCGGCGACGCCGACATTACGACCCGCGCGAATTCCGGCTGGAAGGGCATCGCCCCGACGCTCCGCACCCTCTCGGTGGAGTTCGAGATGGTCTGGAAGCCCGGCGACAGCGGATTCGACGCCCTCAAGACGGCGTTCCTCACGGCGGCGACCGTGGAACTTGCCGTCCTGGACGGCCCCCAGGCCACCACCGGCAGCCAGGGTCCCAAGGGCACGTTTGCGATCACGAATTTCAGCCGCAAGGAAGCGCTGGAGGAAGCGATCACGGTTTCCGTCACCGCCAAGCTGACGGCCTGGGACCAGTGGTTCGTGAAGGCGGCGTAACCGAATGGGTCCCCGAACAAACTTCTTACGGAGAATGCGATGAAAACCTTTACAGACAACGCGGGCAGGACATGGACCATTCAGGTCAACGTGGACGCCATGAAGCGGGTCAAGAGCCTGCTGTCCGTTGACTTGATGGAGGCGGTGGACGGCAAGTTGCTCCCCCGGATGCTGGATGAGCCGATCCTGCTGTGCGACATCATCTATGCCCTGTGCAAGCCCCAGGCGGACGCCGCCAGTATCACCGACGAGGATTTCGGCCGTGCGATGGCTGGCGACGCCATCGACCTGGCCACGCAGGCGCTGCTGGAGGAACTGGTCGATTTTTTCCCGCAGCGTCGCCGGGCGCTGCTGACCAAGGTGCTGGAGAAGCTGCGGAAGCTCGACACCCTGACCCTGGCGACGGTGGCGGATCGGCTGGACAAGATCGACCTGGAGGCAGTGATGACGAGCGCCGCGGCGCAGGTGGACAAAGACCTGTCAGCGCTGCTTGCTGGGAAGCCCTCTGGACCTGCGCCGGGGTCGTCGGCGTCAACCCCGGCCCCCTGACGCTCAGGGAGTTGGTGCTGCTGACTAAGGCCCGGCAGCGGGAGGCCTGGCAGCATACGGCGTGGCTGGCGGCGCTGATCGCCAACTGCAACCGCGACCCCAAGAAGCGGCCCCAGCCGTTCGTGCCGGATGATTTCAACCCGCTGGTGGAACGCAAGGCGCATCCGCCGGGCGCCATCGTGGTGACGAAGGACAACATCGAAGACATGCGGCTGGCATTCTCCGGCCTGCGGAAAGGAGCGACATGAGAACAGAAACCTAAGAAAGGCGAGTTTCCGGCAATACATGGCACTGAATGTTTGAAAGGTAAACGCGGCCTTTGGCCGCAAGAAAGGATCAAAAATGAAGAACGCGATTCCCACTGTCCTGGTGTCCCTGGCCCTGATTGTCCTCCTGGCCGGCTGCGATATCTACACGGCCCAAACGGTGAAGGAGATGGACTCCAACGCGAGCCTGTCCCGCTCGGAGGCGAACAAGGCCAATCAAGGGCAATTGACCCCCCAGCAGATGGCCTACGACCTGGAGTGTTTCGCTCGCGGCTATGAGAACCTCAGCGCGTCGGGCCACTTCAAGAAGCCCATTTACGTCGGCCCGCCGACCAGCCAGCCGACAACGCTCCCTTGGACCCCGACCGGCGGCGCGAACCCTAACCCCTAACCCTGACCCTCCCGAAAGGAGAATTTCAATGACGTTCGATTTCAACAAGGCGGTCGCAAACGCCGCGAACAACCCGGCGCTCCTCCAGTTCCTTAACGACAACAAGAGCGGCCTGAGTGTGATGTCCGAGCAGCAGATTCTCGGAATCATCGTGGCCTACGCCGGCGGGAACTTCACCGACGTGGTCAACCGCTTCTTCGGCGGGCCGGTCCCCAGCCCCACGGGGACGGCCGGCGACATCGTGGCGAACACGGCGGATATCGCGCAGCGGCGATACGACGCCTACCAGCGCTTCATGCAGTTCGCCGGTCTTATCAGCGGCATCATCGTGTCGGCTCTTGAAGCCGGCGTGTTGCTTTAGCGAGGCGCAGGCGGCGGCGCTTTTCATGCTTCTTTCGCCTCGGGACAGAATGAACTTGATCGCTTGGGCGATCAGAAAGACGACAGGTGTGAAAATGATTACGAAGATTCAGACGTGGTTGTCCGGCAAGAAAACCTACCTCACCGCGGCCATCGGCGTCATGGGCGCCCTGGTTGCGTTCGGCGAGCACCAGATCGACGTTACCGGCCTTGTGGCCGCGATCTGGGCGGCGGCGCAGACCTGCTTCATCCGGGCGGGCGTGGCTACCGAGGTCAGGAAGGCAGCGCAGTAACCGGATACCGTGAAACCGGATGCCGGAGACCGTAACAGCGACCCGTACGGGTGCCGTTCACGGTTTCCGGTGTCCGGTATTCCGGTCCCACGGAGCAAAACAATGGCAGCAAGCACAAAAGGCATCCGGGCGGGCAAGGCGTTCGTGGAGATCTTCGCGGACGACAGCCGCCTCATGCGCGGCCTCAATGCCGCCCGCCAGAAGCTCTCCGCGTTTGGCGCGGGGGTCCGCGCGTCGGGCCTCAAAATGATGGGCGCGGGCGCCGCCATCGCCGCCCCGATGGTTGCCGCCGCCAAGAGCGCCGCCGACTCGGGCGCGGCCATCTACGAGATGTCCAAGCGGACGGGCATGAGCGTCCCGAACCTCTCGGCCCTGGCCTACGCATCGGAGATGACCGGCGCCAGCCTGGATAACGTCGAGGTTTCCGTCAAGAAGATGCAGAAGGCGCTCTTTGAGGCGGCGCAGGGCGGCGAGAAGGCCCAGGAAGCGTTTTCCCTGCTGGGCCTGAGCATTGACGACCTGGCCAAGCTCAATCCCGACGAACAATTCGCGCTGATTGCCAAGCGGCTCTCGGACATCAAAGACCCGGCCATCAAGTCGGGCATTGCCCTGGAGCTTTTCGGCAAGAGCGGGACCGACCTGATTCCCATGATGGAGAACCTGCAATCCCTGTCGGGCGACGCTGCCAAGCTGGGCCTGATTAAGACAGATGCGTCGGCAAAGGAAGCGAAGGACTTCTCGGACGTTTTGAAAATCCTGGGCCTGGTGGTCAAGAGCGTGGTCAACAGCATCGGCACGGCCCTTATGCCGGTCTTGAAGCAGTTCGCCACGCGGATTATCGACGCCGTGCTGACCGTGCGGAATTTCATCCGGGAGCACCAGCAGCTTGTCGTGACGGTCTTTCAGGTCGCGGCGGCGATCATGGGCGTCGGGGCGGGCCTTCTGGCCGTGAGCTACATCTTCACCGGCCTGTCGAAGGCGGTTGGGGTGCTGTCTACGATCTTCGGTGTGGTCCAGACCGTTATCACGGGCATCGTCGCCGTCATCGGGGCGATACTCACTCCCATCGGCCTGGTCGTGACCGCGATCCTGGGCCTGGGGGCGTATTTCCTGTACGCATCGGGCGCCGCGGGCAAGGCGGCGGACTGGCTGGGTGGCGTGTTCGCTTCCGTGGCCGAGGACGCCACGGCATCTTTCGGCGCCATCAGCAACGCCCTGGCCGGCGGCGATATCGTTGCCGCCGCGAAGGTGCTCTGGGCGCAATTAAAGATGTGGTGGGAGCAGGGAACAGGGTGGATCAGCGACATTTGGAACGGGGCGCTCCTGTGGATGAAGGAAGTGTTCTTTGAGGCCGTCGGCGGCTGGCGGATCATATTCGAGGAAATGGGCCACGGCCTGACCGTCGCGTGGATCGAAACCACGTCTTTCCTCTCCCAGACCTGGACGAAGTTCACCACGGCCCTGATGGAGGCGTGGAATTGGGTCGCCACCGGCCTGGAGAAGGCTTGGAACCGGATCAAGGGCGTGTTCGTCAAGGGCTTCGACGCCGACGCCGCGAACAAGGCGGCTGACGAGGCATACAGCGCCAAAATGAAGGAGTTGGAAAATAACAAGGACGCGGCCCTTGCCGAGCGGGAGCGCAAGAGGCAGGGAGAGCGGGACGCCGAATCCGCCGAGAACGACGCCAACCTCAATAAGATCATCGACGAAACCGAGGCATGGAAGAAAGCCGCCCAGGACGAGCGCGACGCCAAGAAGGCGCAGAACCAAGCCGATATCGACGCCGCGAAAAAGGAGTTGGACGATGCCAGGTCCAAGGCCAACGCCGTCAAGCCGCGCAAGGGCGTCGGCCAGTTGAGCATGGACGATTACCTGAAAAACGCCAAGGGCTTGATGGGCGACCTGGACGATCTTAACGGCCTGTCCAAACAGACCACGCGGGGCACGTTCAACGCCAACGCGCTCGCTGGCCTTGCCGGGGGCCCGATTGACAAGGTGGTCACGAACACGGCGAACACCGTCATACAGTTGCAGAAGTTGAACGAGACCCTCCCGAACTACGGCGACAACATGGCCTTCGCGTGAGTGAAATATGCCGACTTCGACCATTACAACCGTATCCGCGTCCACGATCAGCGTCACCACTTCCGGCGGCGCCTTTGTCTTCGCCGACAGCGCCAATGGTTTTGGCGGTTTTAGTGTAGGCGACACGATCTCCGTTGGCGGGTTCGACAATCCGTCTAACAACGGGACTTTCACCATCGCCAGCGCCTCGGCCGGCGCGATTAACGTGGGCGTGGCCCTGGTCGCGGAGGCGGCGGGCAATCAAATCATCATCAGCAACGCCCAGGTGACTGTCGAGGAGACCCCCGACAGCCGCGCGGGGACGATGGCGAACACGGACTCCAAGCAGGACCGCAAGTATATCGCCAAGGGCAGCGCCGACGACGTGGCGATCCGCACGGCGGTCCTGGCCTACTGCCCCGCGTCCATACCGGCCGGCCTGGTGCGAGGGCCGGTGGACATCGACCCTATACGCGACACCATCGAC